ATATGTAGGCGGAGTTCTCCAAATGTATTTTGGAATTTATGGAAAACGATGGTTAACAGAACGAAAGGAAATTATGCAATTATACATGACACCCGATTGGAAACGACCATCGGATGCCGAAAAACCATTACAGTATAATACAATAGAATCTGGTTGTTATTGGTAAAAAATAAAATGAATATATATGCATACAAGAAATAGAAAAAGGAGAATGTCAAGAAAACGTAAAATTAGGCATGGTGGAAATTTTTTCACACGACCAAAACAAGAGACCGAACGAAAAATAGAAAATAGTTGCGAGGCAGATTGCATGAAAAACGCAAAAATATTATGCGATAATACATGCAAAAAAGTAGCTATAAATTCATTAAATACAACGAATAATTTGATTAATTCTAGTTATATAGAAGATATCATTAAAGATAGCAAGAGTATTAAAGAAACAAATCAAAAATTATTGTATGAAAATAAAGAGATCAAACGTGAACTAGATATGATTAAAAAGGTATACAAAATTTCTTAAATAGCATTTGCAGCCGAATAGGTATTGTCTTGGGTATATTTAAAATTCAAATGTTTAGGCGTAACAGATTGCACCAAAGGAACAATATTTTTTACAATTTGTTCTTCTAACGTTACCTGGAATTGATTATCAGGAGTCAATTGAGATTCATCTTTCAATTGAGATAAAATGTCATTGGTATTATTTTGTTTCTTTGTGTTTGAAACAAGTCCATAACCTGCCATCATTCCAAATACGCCTAAAATAGGTGATACTGTAAATAAATAAAATACACCTGCCATGACTAAAATAATTCCAGGAACACTACCTGTCATTTTTAAAATGTCAGCTGGTATTTTTATACCACCAAGTATAATAATACATAATACAACCATGGTAATCATATGTAATGGATTAGTTTTTAGTTCTTGTACTCCAGCATCAATATTCATATATCTATAATAAGATTATTTCTAAAATATAAAAATTGATTAAACAAATAACTAGTATATTACTATATCATGTATCTTGGCCAAAAAGGACTTACTATACCTAAACATTTATTGTCTGAAGCCGAACAAAAACAACTAAAAAAAGAGTTGACCATTACCCCTAAAAGTATATACCAACCATTACCTCCATTCTATATTTATCGCGAATCACCCAATAAATTTTATACACCTCGTTACTATAAACCCGATATAGTACCGTCACAATTGTCGGCGGGACTAGACATTCAACTTTCCTTTGTAGGTCAAATACGTGATACCCAACAACTTGCTATAGATGCATTTATGCAGACTAAATGCGGATTGTTACAATTACCTTGTGGATTTGGGAAAACAATATTGGCATTGTATATTTGCCACTTGTTAGGTAAAAAAACACTCGTCATTGTGCACAAAGAATTTTTAATGGATCAATGGCGTGAACGTATACAAGAATTTTTACCAACTGCCAAAATTGGTAAAATTCAAGGAACAACCATAGACACTACAGGTAAGGATATTGTATTGGGTATGCTTCAATCTCTCTCTACTAAAGAATATGCCCCATCGGTCATTAAAGAATTTGGGTTTACGATTATTGATGAAACACATCATATGGGAGCAGAAGTATTTAGCAATGCATTGTTTCAAATTGTAACACCGTATATGCTTGGATTATCGGCAACGATGGAACGTAAAGATGGAATGACCAAAATATTCAAAATGTTTTTGGGAGAAGTTTTGTATTCGGCTCAACGTGAAGTAGCAACCAATATTGTAGTTCAAATGGTAAAATATCAAGTGCACGATGCAGAATTCAATGAAACAATTTTGAATTTTAAAGGTCAAGCCAATTATTCTAGTATGATTAAGAAAATATGCGAGTATAGTTCGCGAACGGAATTTATATTAACTATTTTGAACCATATTCTTACAAGTGAGCCTCATCGCCAGATTATGATCCTGGCTCATAATAAATCGGTATTAACATATTTATATGATGCAATTCAACATCGGAAAATGGCATCGGTTGGATATTATATTGGTGGGATGAATCAGTCGGATTTAAAAGAAACAGAAACCAAACAAGTCGTCATTGCAACATATGCCATGGCAGAAGAAGCATTGGATATAAAAACACTAAATACGTTGATTATGGCATCTCCTAAAACAGATGTGACACAGGCAGTTGGACGTATTTTGAGAGAAAAACATGGCCAACCTCTTATTGTAGATGTTGTAGATTCACACGATACATTTGTGCGACAATGGGCGAAACGTAAAAAATATTATGTGTCTCAAAAATATTCTATTGTTCAATCTACGAATTTAATTTATCCTAAATGTGAACCATTGAAAGAAAAAGAAAGAAAACCAAAGTGTTTGATTTAAGATTTGTCTGCATTATATTGGGTTGGTTGGGCGTTAGATGTAAAACTAGTGCGTAATACATTCACTAGTTTGTTCATACCGCTTTTATCAAATACAATAGTATAAATTAACCATATAATACCTACAAAAAAAACACTATAAATGTATAGTAAAGGGTTGACAGGATCCATACTATGTCTTATATTTTTTTATTTATTTTATAACTAAAAAATAATTATTAAAATGGTCGCTGTCCTTGTAAATAAGGCGGTAAAATTGGAATATATAATTTTGGCGTATCAAAAAAGTGAACATTTTCAAATTCTTTCAAGTTTGGAACAACTTTGGCAACTGGATTTACAAAATTATTTGCACCAATTCCGTACAATTCATTTTCAATATCTACTGCATTTGTAGATAAATGATTAGATGGGACATGCTGTACATTAATACCGTGACAAGGGAAAGCAGGTCTAGGATTTTCAAATTTATAATTGGTCATGAACCAATCTTCTTGTTTCTGAAGTTGTCGTTGTTGATCGCAATAATTTCCGTATGTATTTTTATTTCGCGTACTTGCCATATTATTTAGCTATTTTTTATTTTAAATTATAACAACCTAATTTCTAAATTATAATATAGTAAATATGTATGCAATATGAAAGTGAAGCATTGCGAGAAGAATATAAAAACCTAAGGTCAATGTCACAAGAGAAAAAAGATAATATTATATCAAGAGTACAGAAATATTACAGAGAAAAACATGAAGCGGACGTTGGGGATGGGTACGGATACGGTTATGCTTTTACTGGACAAACCCCATCCGATGAAGATTTGAAAATATATGAGTTATTAACAAATCCACCTCAATTTAGAGATGCGCAACCACACCCTGATTCAAGAGCAGCTGGAGTATATGATGCCAATCGCGGATGGTACGGTGCAAGAACAGCTCCTATGACATCCACTGCAAGGCGACGCATTTTGGAATTTGCAGGTGAAGATTATATGAATGTTGCTGATAATGAACCACGCCTTCCTGTAATGCCTACAAATAATCATATTAAACATGGAACTAAAAAACAAAGATGGTGTCCTCCTGAAGGATGTTCTATATCAGGAGGAAAGAAAAATTCGCGTAAAAAAAGACAATTACGAAAAAAATCAAATAGACGAAAATAACCGTTTGTATTTTTTTCTTTTTGATTTACGCCCTCCCTTCTTTTTAGATAATTTTCCTACTATACGTTTAGAAAATCGTCTTTGTGGAGCAACTTCTTCAGCTGATCCTAAAGGGCGCGTATATGGTGGACGAGGAACAGTAGCGGCAATTGCATCCGATTCTTCATCGGTTAATAGTAGAGATAAGTCAGTTTCCCCAGCTGCTATTCTTTCTCTTCGTCTATCTGTTTCTGCCAATAATGCTTCTATCACTAATGAACTATATAATTCGTCGTCAGGTGGTGGAGGAAATACTTCTTCCTTAAAAAGTAAAACTTCATGTGGAAATCTATCTACATCATGTAACAATTCTTTTGGATAAAACCAATAACAACTACCGTCAAAAAATCCATAACAATCATAATACATTGCTTGCGTAATAGTACGTGCTGTGAACATTTCTTGTTTTTCTTCAGGTGTTAACAGATGTATTGATTCGGGCGGGATAATCGTATGATTACGAATATTCATGACATCACGCATAGCTGTTTTTGGAAATTCATGTATTGGATAAGTATTATAAAATACATGTGTTGCAATACCTTTGGAATCTACTATTGAATGTTGCCTAGATGCTGCAGATAAATAGGAGTCTCCACCCTCGTGTTGTAGTGCTCTATACATAATTCCGTGTTCATGGGTTTTAAACCAAAATGGAAGTGGTGGTATAGCTGCCATATACTATGTTTATTTTAAAAGTAAAAGTAATTGTTCATGGTGTTTAGTTGTATCTTGTTTTAATGCTATATTCTTAATCAATTCATGGGTATATTTAAAATAATCATAACTGAATAAGCACATGAATAAAATAACAGGATCTGAAGAAAATGTAATTGGAATATGATCTAATAATTCTTGCATTAATGGATAAGTTAATTCATGGTATAATTTTTCTACTAAATCCGATAATGTATTAGATATTTCAGTTAAATGAAATGCCATTAATAATTCAGTTTGATATTGTTGGTCGGATTCGGATTCATCTTGTATATCCATATAACTGCATGAAAATGACGTATTATACATATACTATAAAACGTCATGTATGTTTAACATATTTTATCTTTTATAATTTCTGGAACGATTTCTACGTTTAGTTCTACGGCGTCTACGTCTTCCGCCTACATGGGTAGCTTCATTTTGGCCTGTTAATTCTCTTAACCGATTAATGTCATTGTCTAAGTTCATAGATTTATATAAATCTATATTTCTTGAATATATCTCCCTTGCACCTTCAATATCACCTGCATCAACTTGTTCTTTAATTGAATTTGCTATTTGGGTTAATTGTCCATCCGTAAACATACGATCTGCCATAATACAAGCAAATATTTATTTTCGTCTAGTTTTTTACTACCGTGAATTGGCGATTTTTAGCACGGTCTATTGCATTGCCATACCCAAATGTTGCAGGAGGGGAAATATACGGATTATTTTCTCGTTGATCTATACGAGCCTGAATACTTTACTCTAGACAATTCATTTAAATCTATATTCTGGATCTGACAATAACATTCCTACTTTTTTTCTTGTTCAGAAGAACAATTTAGCTATTATTTCTTAAATTCTTTGGAGATTTCTCTTGATGGAATTCCACCGCGTACCCATCCATTAGATGCAACACCTTCTACTAGATAGGTAGGATTGGTAATTGTCTCTTGAATGGTTGGAAGAAGAGGATAATTGGTAAGTGGCATATAGCTTACTTCAGACATGGTATTAACACTTTTCTTGTTATTGGAAAAAGTGTCCGTTTGTTGTAATTGGGATTCTAAATCAGGGTTGAATGGACCTTTTCCTAAATAAGGTACAGTTAAAAATGTTCGTTGAAAAAGGGAAATTCTACATTTTGGATGTGTTTGAAGTGAACCCAACAATAATTCGGAATTTTGGTCAATATTGCAACCGCCTAAATCACATTGATTTCCGGCGCCGCCAGGTGCACAATAATTTACATTTACTTGGCTTGTTGCAAATTCAATAGGTTGGCGCATATTACAATTGCTAATATAGTGATTTTCAAGCATATAATCATTGTATGATTTGTTAAACATGTTATCTTGTGTTAACCCGCCTTCATCATCGCCGATACGTGTTGATTTTAAAAACTCCATATAACTTTATAAAATATTTTTATTTTTTATATTTACGAATTGAACGTTTATTTTTATATTTTCTGCGTTTAACTGATTTCTTTCTTCTTGATTTTCTTAAAGTTTTTCTTGCTCCACCTCCAGCTGCGGCAGATGATTGTTCACTTGGG